CTTCTATAGATTGAGTACATGTAGGGCATGATACATTTTCACTAAAGAACTTATGTTCCTTGGTAATGTTGGATACTTTATTGGATAATTTACCTTTTAAGTTACCTAATTTTCGTAACTTTTTGTTAGAATTTCCAAACGATTCCATGTCATCATTGATACTTTTTAATTTTTTATCGGTTTCTTCAATAATTTGACGATGAGTTCCAATACCAACAAATATTTTTTCTAACTTTTCTTTCTTCTTATCAATATCTTTCTTACCAGTTTCTTCTAAATCACTAATAAATGATTTCTGCATATCTATTTTTTCTTCGGTAAGGTCTTTTTTGATCGTAAGTTCTCTGATTCTTTCATTTGTAGACCTAACTCTTTCTCTCAATAATAATCCCATTGCTGAAAATATCTTGATGTCTAAGATGTCCTCAATCACTTCTCTGCGATTTGGTGCATTCAGTTGCATGAAGGGAACAAAAGATGCACTACCTAAGACTACAATCTGTGTAAATGACTTATAATTTAACTTTAATACATTCTCTTCCAACCACTTCTGTTGATCGTTGGCTGCAGCATTCTGATCTAAAAGTTCATCATCTCTCCATATCTCAAATCTATTTGGTTTGATACCACGAACTATTTTCCAATCAAAACCTGATGTAGTAAATTCAATTTCGACTTCACATTCCTTTTCATTTGCAGCGTTAACTAATTGTGACTTTGTAATTTTACGAAAAGGTTTGTTGAACAAAGAAAAAGTAAGAGCATCTAGAACAGTGCTTTTACCTGCTCCATTTGTTCCTACAATTAAATTAGTTTGTGCTTTTATAAAGTCAATTTCAGTAAAATGATTTCCTGTCGAGAGGAAATTACGCCATCTTATCTGTTTGAATATTATCATAATCTATTGGTGGAATTACAAAATCATCAGGTTTAATAATGACATACCTATAATTATACTTGTAACAGGCAGAAATTGCAACCTGTTCTTCAACTTCTACAACACTCATTTGTGGATAGTCTTCTGCTTCAAGTAATCCTGCGTATCTTTCGGCATCATCTTCATCTTGAAAAAGGTATAATGCTCTTTCCCCATCAGGATCTGTGACAGCATATGCTCCCTCTCCTTCTTGTCCTGATACGGTTAAAACATACATTAGTCCATTTCGCAAGCTTGTTGATAGACTTCTTTCATTAAATTTTTTACAATTTCTTTACTTAAATCAAAGTCCGAGTCTTCAATGTATTTATTCAAAATTGTTAATGTGTCTTCACCCTCATCTTTTGAAAAGTCAACTTCTTCATCATTGAGTGCAAAATTTTCTACAACTTTAACGTCGATTGCTCCAATTTTAATTATCTTGTCAACAAATTTTTCAAACTGTAATTGATTTGATTTTCTACGAACTATGACTTTTACAAACTTATCTTTAAATTTATTTGCATTAAACAAAGTTGGATTGGTATCATCATAGTAAACTTTCTCAAAGATTGTATAAGTATTCTCAATAAATTCAAAATCATAAGTTTCAGTATCAAAAATATGAAATCCTCTTCGATCATTCACATCATTCCAGTATATTTCATACGGATTACCTAAGTAGAAAAATTTACCATCATTTGAACGAGTGTGATAATGTCCAGAAAATACAGTTTCAAATTTATCAAAGAATGATTTATCCATTCCTTGTTCCATTACAAATCCTCGATGAGCTTGGAATCCATTGATTTCTAAATGTCCAAATGCAACTTTAGATTTTGTACGACTTATTTTACTTTTTGTTTCATCATAGTTATCAGCACATATCCAAGGTATCATAAAAAAACTTGACTTACCAATCTTGTAAGTATCTGGAGAAGAAATTGAAACTATATTATCATAGTCTTCTAATAAAGATTCGACTGCATTGATTTCATTTGTATTTTTATAATACACATCATGGTTGCCAACCAACTGATATATTTTGATTCCCATCTTCTGGAATCGATCATATACATTTTTCTTTGCCCAATTCAGTGACCAAAAATCAATATTCTTTCGATTATCAAATGCATCTCCCATATGGATACAAGTTTTAATACCTCTCTCCTCTAGCGTAGGAAAGAATATGTCATCATAAAATTTTTGAAAAAAGTCATGAAAAACTTTACTACTCTTTCGAGCACCAAAGTGTGTATCCGTAATAATTGCAACCTTCATGAATACTGTTTGTTTTGTATGTTTTCTTTAATTGTGTTATAATCAGATGCGTTAAAGTCTCCATCAGCAGACATGACTTCTTCAAATCCAGATCTTTCTATAATTTTAGCACGGATATCCATTTGTCGCTTTTCTTTTTGTATACGACGTAGAAATGCATAGTGTATGATTTGAGTAAAATAAGCAAATGGGTTTGAAGATTTTTCTGGATCGAAATTTTTGATGTACTGAACACAGTTCTCAATACCATCACAAATCATATCCTCACGAAACATGTAGTTTACAAAGTTTGGTTTATATGATAGGTGTGTTGCTATCTTCAAGAAACACTCTCCAAGATAGTTTGTGATGCGAGGTCGGTCTTCGCCAGCCTCCTCTGCTCTCTTACATTGATTACGGTAGATGACAATTGCATTTAAAAATTCCTTGTTATTTACGTAATGTTCCGACCTTTTTCTAGTTCTAGGCATTTCATACGATCTCCGCTAGTTATGTTAATTATAACACAAAATATTAAATATTGCCAATGGGACTTGACAACATAAAGAAATATGTGTAGAATAACTCTGTTAAGGGTTAAGAGACATATTAGCTTTCTTTCTTATATAGTTTTTCTAAAAATATTCGGGCATCAGTAACACTTGATAGATATCCCATATCTTTACTTATAATAGATTCATTTGTTTCTCGGTCTTTATCATTTAGATAACGATTATAGATACGTATTACTTCTTTATCAAATACTTCAGACATTGTAATTACCTTGTCCATATCAAGTATTAGTATTGTGTCAGAGGCTGCTTGAACCCAAGGAATTACTTTGATTGCTCCCATAGTCATATTCTTCATCATTACACTCTCAAATATTACTGGATTATCTAAGAGTAATAAAGTTCGATCATCTTCTTCAGATGAAGTTACAGTTGAAATAATTTCTTCGCCAGAAACTAATTTAATCACTGCTAAAAAATCTTGTGCCTCTTCTTTTTTCTTATTACTCATTTTTCTCCTAAGTCAATTTGGACAATTTCGTAATTAAATTTTTCTTCGTTGTAGATTTTAATTCTTTCGATAAGATGATTGAGTGTGTAATTTCTTCTTGACAAATGGGTAATATCGTCCGCAATGTCATAGAGGACTGCCTGAGTCTTGCTGTCTCCTTTTCTTAGAACCCGTCCAATCGATTGAAGATTTCGTATTCTTGACTTAGAGGGAGAAGCAAAAATGACATTGTGAAGATTTTTAATGTTAATTCCTGTGGAGAAAGTTCCATAAGATGCGACTATGATTGCGTTTCTTTCGGTTTCAGTGATTTCTCTGATCCGTTCTCTTTCTTCGGCATCAACACCACCGTGTACATAAAATACCTTGCGGTCATTCTGTATGGAATTATTTATGAGTTCGTAAAGTGGTTGACCGTGTGTCTCAACTCGACTGAATAGAACAAGAGTGTTACCTTTTAAGTCTAGAACTAGGTTCTTGATAAAATTATTCCTCTTCTGATGTGTGATTATGTGTTGTAGTTCTTCTTCATATACTTCAAACTTTCTTGGTTTATGTTTGAGAATTAATATATGTATTTGTAATTTAGATAGATGTCCTTTATCAATCAGTTCTCTTGTCTGTGTGACTTTATAAGAAGGCCCAAACAATCCTTCTAAGACCCATTTATGCGTCTGTGTGCCATCTAAAGTTCCAGTAAATCCAAATCTATACTTGGCAGCATCCATCTTTGTCATGATACTTATGAGAGACTTAGATTTAAAAAGATGTGCTTCATCACCAATCACAACTTCAAAATCTTTGAAAAATGGTCTTTTTAATTTGTAGATTGATTGCCAAGTTGTTATCGTAACAGGATTTTCATTTGTCTTTTCTTTACCTGCATAGATTCGATGACAATAATTTTCTGCGTCCCATCCATAGTCCTGAAAGTCTTTGAACATCTGTTCAACCAAAGATGTTGTTGGAACAACTAACAGTATCTTTTTATTTTTTTCTGCATAGTATCTCACAACAGCATAGATCATCAGAGACTTACCTGATGCTGTAGGTGAGATTAAAAGTTTACGATTATAACGAAGAGCATCATAAACTGCATCTATCTGATATTTTCTTGGTTTATG